GAATATATCTTATGCCAATCTTTATAGGGGTTCAATCCTATAGCTATTCCGTTCTTCCACATGTTCTTACGTACATGCTTCATCATATTTCCCAGACATACTTTGGTTGCAACAATATGCTGCAACGGCAATACTCTAAAGGTTCTTGGAATATCTATTTTCTTCTCTGCCCTCAGCTCGTCTTTGAATGTCTCTCTCGCCATAACGTGTTTAACGTCCAGATCTCCGCTCTTACATTGATCCTCGAACTCTTTATATACGTCCATAAACTCTTTTGCAACACTACGTGTCTCACAGTCAAAAACATCTTCTTTACCTAACGTCCATCCATAACCATTAGAAGAATCCATATTTAGCTTTCCTAAAGAAAAATTATCTTTTCCTTTTTCACCGAATACAGCGTCTTCCAATGTCATGTCACCGAAATCCTCTAGCATATCGTCTATAATCTTTTCAGCGAAAGACAGTTCCTCTCTATCAACTTTCCCTACTGGCATAAATGACTTCTCGCTCAACTTTTGCATAGTATCTCTCGATGTCCCTAGGCTCTTAAAATTTGGTGGTCCTTTTGCTTTCAGCTTATGTTCTTGCATCACATTCTGCATTTTCTCATTATTAGCAAAATGTAACTTCGTAGGAACATATGTCGTCTCTGTAGCGGGATAATTTGTAATTATATCACCAGATTTATATTTCAATCTCATCCCTGAAAACTCTCTTCCTATCTCTGCGACTTCAAACCTGCTCTCCTTTTGAGTGTCTACCAACTCTTCTTTTATCCTATTCCTTACCGACATAGGCCATAAAACTGCAAATCCTGATTTCTCATTCCCTGCATTATGCATTCCTACAATCCCTTGTGATTTACTTATCAGTCCACTACCGCACAATCCTTTTGATGATATACCATAAACCAATCCTGTTCTCTCCGCAAACTCAATACTTCCTTTAACTGAGCGCACAGAAATCTTCTCACTATTAGCACTATAACCTCCTACTTGAGATAAAACTATATCAAAACCGCAATTCACTAACCTGAGGTCTTCGGTGGATACACATCCGTCTGAAAACGCACTTTTCGCCAATCTATACACGCTCATGTGTACTCCTCTAAACCTAGCGACTACCACGTCATACAAAGGGTCCCTATACAAAATGTCTAAAGGTTGTTCATCCAACTCTATCTCCTTTCTATTATATGCCTCCCAATTCCTATATACCTTAACGCTTGTGTTATCTCCTACCATATGGTCCGGCAATAAAATTTTATTTCCACTAACTAAGCCCTGACAATAACCTTGCACCTCATTTCCATTCACTACGGTATTTATCATCACAAACCTGTAATTACTCTGTACTGCTGATACTATCGTTGAATCTCCCTGGGACCACCATGTTCCTTTAAAATTATTTCCTGCTGTCTCTCTTGTACGTCTCCAGCTCTCTATAATCTCGTCTACCTTCCTATCTTGAATCTCTTGTTCATCTATATCAAAATATCTCAAAATTGCTCCTATACTCAATACAACCATAGCTTGCACAGCCGTGAATGTTAAAATATGTACCAATGCTGGGTATCCTCTAATTCCTTGTACGATATTTCCTATAAAACTACTAGAAATATACGTAAATATAGACTGAACACTTTCTTTCAAACGTGATACTACTGCTCTCGAAAATTCTCCCAAAACTTCAATACCGTTAGCCCACGCTCTCCAAAAGCCCGCTTCTTCTACGATGTCCATCACTGTTTCAGATACCTCCGCCACTTTGCGAGCGGCAGAGGGCGCAACTCCCTCAGCATCAAAAAATGCCTCATTGCGCGTCGCCTTATCCCCTTGCATGAATGTCTCTACGTCCTCTTTGATAGCGTTAAGAGATCGGAAGAGCAC